CGCGCCATGTATCCGCACTGGTTCATGAAGAAGCACCTGGAGCGCATTGACGCCATCGGCCTCGAACGCAATTCCCTGGGCATCCCCATGATCATGCTGCCGCCCAACCCCTCGCGGCAGGATGTGCAGACGGCGCAGAACTGGGTGACGCAGCTCGCCGCGCATGAGAAGACGGGGCTCAGCCTTCCGAACGGCGCGGAATTCAAGCTGGTGGGGATCGAGGGCCACCTGCGCGACATCATGCCCTCCCTGCAATACCACAAGCAGCAGATTGCCGCTTCCACCCTCGCCATGTTCATGGAGCTGGGCGGGGAGAAATCCGGCAGCCGGGCGCTGGGCGAATCGCAAACCGACTTCTTCAAACTCGCCACGCAGTACCAGGCGGATTACATTGCCACGCGGATCCGCAACGCGACGGTGCGCCGCCTGTGCATGTGGAACTTCGGCGCGGACGCTCCCGTGCCCCTCCTGGTACCGGCGAACGTGCAGGCGCGCTCGATTGAAGCCATGTCGAAAGTGGTTGCCGAGCTTGCCCAGCAGGGCGCGTGGATCAGCGATCGCGGCTCCGTAGACCAGATTCGCGGCGAGATGGGCTTTGAAAACTTCAAGGACGAGGATGTGGTTCTCGCGCGCGGCGTCACCATGCCCGGCACCAACATGCCGGACGATGGAACGGAGAAGCCGCCGGAGGCCACGGATAACACGGATGACGCGGATCAGCCGGGAAGGCAAAAGGCAAAAGGCGGAGGCGGAAAAGCGAAACTCGAAACTGGAAATGCGGGGAGCGAAGCGCTTGCCCGAGTCCCGCGTCCCGAGTCCCTAGCCCCGGCACTTCCGTCCCGAGACCCGATCCAGCCTGCTCTGCGTCTCAGTGCCTCAGTGGTGAAGGGGCAAGCAAAGCAGCGCACGGCGGATTCCGCTTTCTGGCATGAGAAGGTGCACCCCACGCAGGTACACATTGATTTTGCTTCGCTCCACCAGGCCGTGGCTACGGGCGAGGACCGCATCGCGCGGGTCCTGCAAGGCCCGGCGCGCGCGCGGGTGATTGCCTCCATTGCGCACCAGGCGGTGGAGCAGCTCAAGGCGGGCAAGCGGCCCAGCGAGTTGACGTTTGCGCATGATGACGCGCTTCGGGCGGCGCTGCTGCCGGAAATCACGCGCGTCTACGACGCCGTGCGCAAAGCGACGCATGGGGAAATCGACCGGCAATGGAAAAGCAGATTCACCACAGAGGCACAGAGGCACGGAGAAGAAAATGCTCAGCGTCTCAGTGCCTCGGTGGTTGAACCCGAGGTCCTGGCGACGGCGGGCTTCCAGGTGCCGATGAAATATCCTCCCGAATTGGTGGTGGATGGGGCGGTGCAGGATGTCGTAAACCGCTACGGGGCGGCGGCGCGGAATGTGGCGAATGACCTCGAGGCGGATGAAATCGGCAGCCTCGATGACGACGTGTTCGTGAACGCGCTGCACCAACTGGCGGACGGCTTTATCGACCGCGCGGCGGCGGAAGCCAGCCGCGACGCCATGCGCGGGGCGCGCAATGACGAGTTGGGCGAGGCGGGAATCGGCGAGCCTCCGGACGCGGATTTAAGCGCGATTTGCGAGGGTGGCGACGCTTGCCGGTGCGTGCCTTACGCGGATTTGACGGAATGGCCGGTGGTGTGGCGGCGCTCCGCGCTGCTTGACCAGAACACTTGCGGGCCGTGCGCGAATGCGGATGGAAGTGAGATTTGATGAACCACCAAGACACCAAGGCCCCAAGAACTGCCAAGACCACAAGGACAAAAGAGGACCGGCCCCTTTCTTACTTTCAGCTTTTCTTGGTGTCTTGGTGCCTTGGTGGTTAAGGCTTTTATGCTGGAATTCACGCTGCGGGTTAAAAACGCGAAGTCGCTCAGCCTGGCTTTTGGCGGCCTGGTGGCGAAGGTGCGCGACTGGCGTCCGCTGTGGCCGCAGGTGATCGAAGAGATCCAGCAGGTCGATCGGGCCATGTTTATGAGCCGCGGCAACGCGGGCGCAAGCGGGCAATGGGCGGGCTACAAACACACCTACGGCCCCGACAAGCGGGAAGGCGAGCCTGCCAGCCTGCGCTCCAGCGCCGAGCTGGGAAGGCGGTTTGAGGGAAAGCTTTCCGGCAAGGGCGGCAGGAAGCGCAAGGCGAAATTCCGCGCGCGGGCGGAGCAAGCGGACCGGCTCTATCGCTCGCTGACGGAGAAGACGAAAGACACCCTTGAGGTCCTTCAGCCGCTGCGCATGCAATTCGGCACCGCCGTGCCCTATGCCACGTACCATCAGACGGGCACGAAGTACATGGAGGCGCGGCGCCTCTTTGACTTCACCGATGCCGCCCAGGGCAACATCCGCCGGGCCATCCAGCGCGAGGCGGTGAACTTCTCGCGGCGGCTGGGATTCAAAGTTATCGCGGAAGCGGGTGGCGACGTTTCCGAGTTTTCCCTGGGGGAGATTCGCCAGGCGGGCGTAAGCGCCATGAACGCCAGCGCGCCCATGGATTGGAGCGCGCCACTTTGGTGAGGCGCCAGGTGTCAGGTGCCAGGTGTCAGGAGGAAAAGATGGAAACTGGAAACCGGAAACTGGAAACTGGAAACCGGAAACTGGAAACTCGAAAATGGCTGGCGCCGCTGGTTTCCCTTGGCATCGCGGTGCTTTTGATTTTTGCCGCCTACTGCCTGCTGCCCACTGCCCAACTGCCCACTGCCTCCGCTGACGCCTACTCGTGGCTGCGGCATCCGGTGTTCCAGGCCATCACAGACACGCCGACCATCACCATTACCACCGCGGGGGCCACCAGCGGCGTGACGCCGACCACGGGCGCGCGCGAGGCGGATATCCAGTGGAATTTTGGCACGGTCGCCGGCAGCTATACGACCTGCACCGTGCAGGCGCAGACCAGCTTTGACGGCTCGAGCTGGATGACGCTGGGAAGCGCCGCCAGCGTGACGGTATCAAGCTCGACGCAAAATGTATGGAAGATTATCGAGCAGGGCGGCACGACCGCAGTGACCACGGGCACGCCCAGCACTACGGCGGCATCAGGCTTTGCGGCGCAGACCAAGTACGTATTTGCGTGCTCGGGCAGTTACGGCACGCGCGCCCCGGTAACGATTTCGGTGATTTACAAGTGAAGTTGGCGGTTGCCGGTTGGCGGTTGCCGGTTTCCGGCCACCGAAGACCGGCATCCGAGAACTGATTTTCAAAAAGGAGCGAAACGATGAAAACGATCAAGAGCTTGAAATTGCAGCTGGCGGGGTTGCTGCTTGCTGCCTTCTGCCTGCTGCCTTCCGCCCTCTTCGGGCAGGCCGTGGGCCTTTACGTGCCCAATACCACCAACGCTTTAACCTCGATGCAATGGGGCGGAGTGATTGTGGGCGCGGCCAGCAGCACGCAGGCCGTCACCCTTACCAACGTGGGCAGCGCCACGCTCAGTTCCATTACCCTTTCTTTTACCGGCACCAACACCGGCGACTTCGGCCAGGTCAGCGTGCCCGCAACCAACTGCGGCGGGTCGCTTACGGCGGGCTCAAGCTGCACCATCACCGTTACCTTCACCCCGCAGGCGATTGGGGCGCGCAGCGCAACCCTGAACATTGCCGACAACGCCACCGGCAGCCCGCAACTAATTACTCTCGGGGGCGTGGGCGTTCAGGGCGGCCCCATCTCCGGCACGCCATACGCGCAATTCCTGTCAGAGTTCGCTTTGCCGGCGCTCAATGGTTCAGGCACCACCCTGAGCTGCCTGGGATGCTCCACTACCAGCACGCAGGGGTATGGCGCGGGACTGATCACCGTGGGCGTTACCACCACGCAGATTATTGCCGGAACCGTCACCCTTTCCGGCGGCGCGCTGAACAACTGCGCCCCTCCCGCATACTCAAGCTGCGGGTTCATCTACTGGCCGGGCTCGGGCTCCAGCCTGTCCTTCACCACCAACTTCAACGTTGCGGATGCGGCGGGCGACGTGATCGTCACCCTGATGACCACCAACGCCTCCAACGTTCCGGTGGCCGCCTATCCCTACACGGGACAGACGGAAATCACGCCGCAACTGTTTGAGCTGTCCACGGCCTCGATTACGCCTACGGCCACCTCCGCCGCCGTCCAGACCGTGGGGCAGACCTTTACCTTAACGGGAATCGCTTCGGGCGAATTTTTGTCGCTCATCAACCAGCCCGCGCCCACTTCGCTTTGCCCCACCACGGGGGTCAGGGCCAGCGGCGCCAACCAGATCACGCTTTACTTCACGGTGCTGACGGCCAGCGCGTGCACCCCGGCGGCGGGCGTGTACACGTTCCTGGCGATTCGTTAGGACAGTGGATAGTGGGCAGTGGATAGTGGCTAGGGGCTAAAAGCAGGGACTCGGGACTCGGGGATCGGGATTAGGAAAAGCCAATGCCTGAAACTTTCAGATTTGTCGCATCACTCTTAGCGCCGCCGGATGCGGGACTCGCGCGCATGCCCATCCTGGTGACGGGAAGCTGGGTCAAGGGCGGCCGCGAGGTTTCCTTCACCCGCGCCGAGCTTGAACAGGCGATCGAGAATTTCCAGAAACTCGCTAACCACGATCTGAACGTGGATTATGACCATGCGTGCGAGGACCTGGAGCGCGCCGCCGGCGACCCCACCCCCAGCGCCGGGCGCATCGTGGCCCTGGACGAGCCGGAGGAATACCCGGGCAAGGAACTGCGCACCGGCGAAAGCGCCGACGGCAAGCGCTACATCCTCTACGGGCGCTACGAGCCCACGGAGCGGGCGCGCCAACTTATCAAAAATCGCGAGTACCGCTATACCTCTGCGGCCTTCGTTAAGGACTATCCCGACCGGCAGACGGGAGAATCCCAAGGGCTGACGCTGACCAGCGTGGCGCTGACCAATCAACCGTTTTTAGATGAGTTACCGGAGATTTGGCTTTCAATCGAACGTCCTTCGTCCTTAGTCACTGGTCCTTTGCCCCCTGCAACTGGGCAGGGACCCGGAATCACGGGCGAAGGACAAAGGACCAAGTACCAAGGACAGAATTCCGATTCAACCCGCCTTGCGGCGGCAAATTCAGGAGGCAATGAAATGGCAGATACACCGAACTTGACCTTAAAGCATCACTTTGCCGCCGACAATAAGACGCACGTTCACGAGGCTTATGACGGCGACAAGAAAGTCGGCGAAATCGAGCACGAGCACCTTAAGGCCCACGCCGAACAGTTCTGCGGGGGCCAAAGCGCCCTGAGCGCCGCCGCCGGCACGGACACGGAAACCCTGGCGCGGAAATCCATTGAACGCTTTACCGCGGAAATTGGCGTGGAAGGCAAATCGGCGGCGGAAATCCGCGGCTTGGTGACTTTGGCGCTGAATCCGCCCAAGGCGGAGGTTACCCTCCTCTCCGAATGCATCACGGCGGAGGGCCGGCTTGACCAGGTAAAATTAAACGCGCTGGACGATTCCAGCGCAATCGCGCGCTCCGGATATCGCCGGGCGATGGATGCGGAGCAGCGCGTGGACCGCGCCTACCAGAAGGGCCAGATCACCCCGGCCATGCTGGTAACGGGCGCGCCGCTGCGCCTGGCGCTTTCGGACGGCGCCGCCTTCAAGGCCCTCATTGAGGACCGCCCGGGGCTGGTGAAGCCCAACGTGGTGACCGGCATCGGCGGGACAGGCGCGGAAACGGGCGAATCCCCCCGCGTGCTGTTTGCCAAGCTGGTGGAAGAAAAGAAGCAGCAGCTCATGCTGGCGGACACGCGCCTGAGCGAGCTGGATGCCCATCGCAAGGCCGGAGCCCTGGTGGCCAAGGAAAATCCGGACCTGCTGAAGAACTATCGCGCGGATTCAACCGGCCCCGCAAGGGCGTAAGAGGGCGGAAGAGCTGTCCGTGGTCCCTGGTCCGTGGTCCGTTGCCCGCGAAAGGCGACGGGCCACGGGCAACTGGCCACTGACAATTGACAACTGACAGCTTCTAAAAAAGGAGAATTGCTATGCCAATGGGAAATCAAGGAATTACCGCGGCGAAATTTGACGTTAACATCCGCTGCCTGCGCGGTACGGTGATGGGCTTGCCGCAGTTTAACCCCTCCACCGAATCGGACTTCTACGTGGGCCTGCCGGCGGCCTTCAATGCGGTTCCGGTGGGCGTGCTGGGCCAGGACGTGGTGGAGCCCGGCTACCCGCTGACTTCGGAACTTTGGCTTGACCCCACGGCGGGCACGCCCATCAACGGCTCGACGCCGCCCGCTCCCTTCATCAGCGGCGCATCCAGCGCCGCGGGCGCCAACCTGGGCCTGCCGGCCGGGCGCGCCTGGGAAGTGGTCACCGACGCCGATGAATATGAGCTTATCGCCGCCGACCTGACCATCACGGCGGATTGCGACCTGGTGATTGCCGACGCCTACGGCCGCGTCACCAACATTTCCAACGTGCCGGGCGGCACCACGGCCAACGTGGTGGGGCGCGCCAAGTATCCCGCCACGGCGGTGAACCAGCGCATTCGCGCTTCAGTGAAGAAGCGGCAAGTGAAGGTGTAAAGAAAGCGCTGTCCGTGGTCCGTGGTCCGTTGTCCTTTGTCGCGGCAGCGGGCCTCTGGCCATGGAAGCCGTTTTATCGCCCGGCGGCGAATCCATCCGGACTACGCCGCTGCGCGAGGGTTCGTGCCCGCAGTCTGTTGCCACACACAACTGACCAGGGACCACGGACAAAGGACCAAACATGGAAGTTTCTCTGGCGCATCTTGACCAGTTTTTAACCAACTATTCGATTGTCTACCGCAACCAGGACTTTGTGGGTTCGCGGCTGTTTCCGGATTTTCCCGTTTCCAAGCAGAACGACCGCTACCCCATCTTCGGCTTTGAACGCTTCAAGGCTTACAACACGGAGCGCGCTCCGGGCGGCGAAGCGAACGAAGCTCCCGGCTGGCGCATGTCGAATGATGAGTTCTACTGCGACGGCAAGGCGCAGAAGCAGCTTATCCCCGACGAGCTGCGCAGCAAGTG